GCTTCACTTAAATTAAGCTTGCCCTTAATTGACATTTCACCGTCATTATCTGAATCGACTCCAAACTCTAAAGCGCCTTCTTTAATCTCATAGCTAAAATCTTTCATATTGCCTCCTATGGCTTGGTAAACTCTTTGATAAAAATATATAGTTTAGATCCGAAGTTCCCGCTAAGTTCTCTAGTGATAGTGTCTCCCTCATTCATGTGAATAAGCCTAGTTGCGTCACTGGCACCGTCAGGGTCTATGTCAACACTTTCGTTTATGATAACGTAGGCATTGTTTGAGTCGGTTCCACCTGTAATGAACCTAAGCTCGCCAAAACTTGTTAAGTTACTTTTTCGAACAATATAGGCTTCACTATACCGACCCGCGGGCACTGTATAAAATGGATTTGCGGATGAACCAGCGTTCCCAATTGTAGATTGATAAAAACTAATTTTTACTACATTGACGATTGTTTCGCCGCCGCTAAATGTACTCATATAAACTCCTAAACTGGTCTAAAGTAAATTACAAATTGAAAGTTATTAGCGTCAAACATTCCCGAGTCAAGGTCAAGTCTCAGTATATCTCCTGCACTAAATTGCGTTTGCATAAGGACTGCTAAAGTATGCCCTGTCGGGTTGGATATAGTCGTGCTGTTAATAACGTCATAAATAGTTGAAGAGAAATCTGCACTCGTGCTATCCACACTAGGAAGGGTACTAAAGATTGTACCGAAGTCGCCCCCTGCACCGTCTAGTAGATGGATGTCTATAGAGGTTGTCCCTGAAGTCCCCGACTTAGTAGAGGTGTATGCAAATCCAGTTATCTCCATATCGAAGATACAATGGAAGTAGCCATCCGTTCCCTGTGAACCCTCTCCTCGTTTATAGGGACCATTTAGGTTCCATGAGTGAGTATCGTTTTGTCTATTGTTTATAAAGTTGATCGAACCGCCAAGCTTGTTGCCAACGGCTTCTGAAACCGAGGCTCTAAACTTAACGTCTTCATCTTGAATAAATGCACGTGCGTCCGTGATTGCTGTCATATTAATCCTTTAATAAAACGCGTAAGATGATCCCTCATCTCCAAAGCCTATTAGATCAATTAAGTGCGAACTTGTCACACTGAAATCTAAAGTTTTATCTATTGTAACCGTTGTACCACTGATTTCCAAGACGTTAGCTTCTGCTGTTTCAGAGTAGTCTTCTAGGTGGATTGTCACGGGGAACTCTATATTGAACTTGTCAATATCTCCTGCGCCCACATCGAAGGAAGTAGTTGTTCCACCTGTTGCATTTACTTGAGGATTGAAGAAGCAATGGAGCGCCTTGTAGAACTTCATAACTTGTTTACTGCTCTCGTCGTATATAGGAGGTTCCACGATATAGTTCTCTAATGGAATTCCCGCTAGTGGAGGATTGATAATAAGTTGATTAGAGTTTGAAGTAGAGAACCCGACTAACTTAGTCTCATATATAACATCGTGTTCCGGAGATCTTACTACGATATCCTGTAGGAGATAGTCTTCCCATTTAGTCTTCTCTAAAGCAGGTTCTTCAACACCAAATGACCTTTTAATTAATAAGGTGTTGGTGCCAGATCCCGCAGCAACTAGACTAGCTGGAGCCCACGTACCATATCTTCTAAACGTGCTAAGGTTGGTATCTTGTAACTCAAGGGAAGCTTTACCTGTCTTAAGGTTGATTTGTTTATTGGTGACTTCCATAACTCTTGTATTGAAATCTCTTGTCCCATTTGTAATATCTGATAGACCTAACGTGTCACCTTCTAAAATGACGGTGTCTCCAGGTTCTATAGTAAAGGCTGTCTTGAAGTTTACTCCGACCTCTAAACGCTCCGCTCCGAACTGATATCTATCGAGGTATCTTGTAGAGATAGCCTCTATCTTATTTCTGTTAAGGACGGTGTCTTGTATCCCACTGGATTCGATAGTTAGAACCCTGTTACCAATAGATATTCTATTAGTAGAGTTCGCGCTGGAAGTGATTACCGCTCCACGGAACTTGTCATCCACGAAGTCTTCCGCAATCTTATAAACAACCCCATTATAAAATGCTTGATTGATAGATCTAGACATCATTAACTGAGTTGGATTTGTTACAGTATCCGCGCTGATGGTCTTAACATCTGGTCCAATGATAGGCGGTGCGGAGATCCCCGCTGAGATTCTCCCTTTTCTAGGAAGGGAGAACAGTCCTGAAGGATATAATATTTGTTCATCGATAAATGTCTTTGCTTCGATCTCATCTTTTATTGGGAAATCGTAATCGAAGAATTGAGCTCCAAAGGTTTCCTTGAGTGATTCAAACTGAGCGACATCTACCTGATACGGTTTAAGGGCGCATCCGAAGTTTAGTTTGTTATATTTCGACTTGAAAAGAACCGTTGCTGTGACATCTGTTTCAGGTACTAAGGTGTTGGATACTATGATGTACGATCCCGCAGCGTTTGTTCCAAAGCCCGCTATCTCAGAGTAACCAAATAGATTACTTACATTGGCTCCTGTTGTAACGGATATCTCATCTCCTACAACTAAACCTAGTTCATCTTGGATATTTGGAGAGTCAAAGAAGACCGCTCCAGGTATAGATTCACTCCCAGATATAGTAACGAATCTCGTCGCTGTGCCCGTTGCAAACTCTTGACTATCTGGATCACTAAGCATTAAACGAAGTGCAAGCTCCGTTGCCTCGCCTTGGATACGGTAGAAGCTTTCTACTTCTGTTCCTATCTCGTGGATAACTGGAATGGTTCCAAACTCTCCTCTAGTAAGAACGTTAGCGGCCCCCGTGGCGAACGCTTGAACACCGATGACCTCGTCATCTATTTTAATATATGAAGTTAGGTTCTCTTGAGGATTTACAAAACCCTCTATAGAATCTAGGAAAGCTGTCGTTGATACATCGGTCATATCTACTGCAAGCTTCGTAGTTGTAACTGGTAATAACTTTTGTCTTTTAAGCTGCTCAGGGTGATCGACTCTTATGTCTACAAAACCTGCTCCGAATGAACCGCTTGTAATTATCCCAACGAATAATCGCGCACTATCTTGAGGATGTTTTGATCCTAGTGGTTGCCAATAGATAACCGCTTCACGTCCCAGTATATCGGGGACCGTGACACCTGGAGAGAAAGCTCTTGTTACTTCCCCATTATTGTCAATTAGTCTAACCTTGAAGGAGGTGATTGAAGTACCTCCTCCCTTATCTTGATCTAGTTTTTGATTGATTGTATTAGTTGTCCCTTCTATTGAAACGTATGGCAGGGATAGAGGGTCAGCAGATGCGCCGCCGATAAGTGTTCCATCTCCAATGAAGATTGGATCTCCGATCTTAGCGAGCCTTGTGACTTGAACGGCTCCGTATAGATTAGGAAACCCGCTCACTTCAAGTATTATGTTAGCCTTGACATTTGTCTGATCTAAAAATGCTTGTGCCTCTAGGCTAAGTTCTAATGCCATTTAGTTCCTAATGCTTGTTAGTTATTGCGCCTTCTATTTTTACTGTGGTGTATATCTCATCTTCACCGAAACCTGCCGCTAATCCAAAACCACTTGAGTTTGTTGTTTGGCATCTGTGCTGAACTTCAAAGGTCGTATCTTTGGCTAGTTGTACATGACCGCTAAAAGTAGTTTCCGTATTACCTAGATTTCCTGAAGAGGCTCGTCTTGACGAGCTCAGTATAACGTCTTCGGAGTCTGTGACATTAACGATCTTTACCCTATTTTGGTCTACAGCGTTCGCTACCGACCCACCACTTAACGTGTAAGAGCCTTTTTTGAGTGTGAACTGGTTAGAAGATAATGAAACGATTTCGGGATTAGGTCCACTAATTTCTGTTAGGTCTCTAGTTCTATAGGCGCCACTGCTAAAACTACCCCCTGCCACGCCACTCGCCTTAACGTCTTTTATGTATGCTATTTTTGAAGATGGGATTGCTGCTAGAAATTGAGCTTCTGCGCTCCAACCTTTAATCGGTACTGTGAAGTCTAAAAAGAATGCATCGCCAGTTTGGATTATTGAAGATGGAACCTCTTTCTTGTAAACAGTGTCACTATTCAAAACATTGGTTACATAGAACAGGTTGTTTGCTGTAGCTGGATCGACAAAAGCAATATATTGCATATTTGCACCAGTAGAACCATTATTAAATCTTATAAACTCTCCAGCATTTTGAGTGTTTGCTATGGGACTTACTTTATCTGTGTCAATTTCTAAACCGCTTGGGAGAGATACAGAAAAAATTGCTCCTCCCAAAGTACCTGCGACACCATAACCTCTTATGTATATATCTTCACCCACTTGCTTCCATCTTATGCTTTGATTAGTTACGGCAGTAGTGAAACCTGTAAACGTAGGCGTATACTCGTTCCACCCTGTTAAGTTAGAAGTAGCAGGAGTTATTACTGCGCTGTCTTGTGCTGTTTCGTTTATGTTTAAGTAATGCTGTTCGGGATTGTTCTCTATAGTGAGAGAATCGTCTTTACTTCTAATAGATATCGTATCCCCTGCCGAAACTTTCCCTTTTGGTATTGCAATAGAGCCTTGCGCTGTAGAAGTGGCGGCGGTGTTTCTTGTTATCACATAAGCTTCCGTATCGTTAATATAAACGTTTAGCTCGAAGTTTGCAGATGTGGCATCGACGCCAGTTGAGATGTTAAGAGCAGAGTTATCTCTTTGTACTGTATACTTATAAGTCGATTCGTTCCACCCTGATCCTGTTCCATTAAACACTATTGGATTTCCTGCGAGGACAGCTTCGCCACTATTACCAGAAAGACTTACACCATTACTGTAGATAGTACTCCCATTCCTAAAAGGGTCAGTGCTAAGCTCAATATCATCAACTTCGAACACTGCGCCAATGTTTTCGACGACAACTTGAAAACCTACTGCAATTTCTGTAACGCCTGAAGGTATATAAAACCCATTACCAAGAATAAATCTTGTAGGATTTCCCGCAACTGGAATAAGATCAAGGTCAGTTGTTAGCTGAGCCCCGTTAGTAACGTCCCAAACGATAGCTTTTAAATCGCTTACATCGCCGCTGTATGTAATATAAGAAACTAAACCCGACCAGTTACCTGCTTGTTTTAATTCAATTGTTTTGTTAGGTAAAAAGAAATAGTCATTTAATGATCCGGCTGCTTGCGTATAAACTAAAGTGCTAACACCGCTTATTGGTGTAACTAAATTATCAGTTAATGCTCCAGCTAATGCACCACCACCAAAAGGGGTAGCGCTGTTACCGCTTGCAAGATCGGCAGATCTAGTAACACTAAAGTTTTCTTGATAGTAAATATCATAAGAACCATCAAGCATATTAGCACCGTTAAATTCAGGCACACCGTTAACTGTTGTTATCTCGTTTCCGTTCCCGAACTTAAGCCCTTGTTGGAAAGTTTCTAAGTTAGAACCACTAGCCCATATTGAACCCATACTAAACCTCCGCGAACAAATTAAGAACTAACGTACCGCCAGTCACAGAAGGTTGCCCTGATACCAACTTAATACTAAGTCTTGAGTTCGCTGCAAGTTCCACATCAACCCCGACTTCGCCGTTACCGCCAGCAATCAAAACAAAGTTATCAACCTCTGCTGCTGCCGCGCCTGTTGCGATGTGAGCTAAACTTCCTGACGGGTAGAATGATTCTACTCTTCTTATAGTCTCGCTTCCAAGGTCAGCACTAAGTTCTACATAAGCCGCGTCCGTTAGGTTACTAACAGACATATCTAAAACAATTGATCCAACTATTTTTAACATAACCTTATCTATCCTTTTCCATATCGCAGCACCTGTTGAAACGTCTACCGCTTGGAATATTCTATTATTCGTTGTATTTATCCACTGAGTCCCGACTATATATCCTTCGGTGCCATCGTTACTGATGACGGGGTCAACCGTTGCTGCGAAGTTATTAGTTGGAACCAATGCAGTTAACGCGACAATCGCGTCAGTATTTCCCGTGATCAAGACACCATTGTCCGCTATCGCAGTAATGTTATCATTGATCCCTTGCTGGACATTGTCCACTTGCGCACCACTATCGGTGGCATTTAACTTTATTTTAGAGACAAGCTCGTTGTCTGTAGTCTTAGAGACATATGCAGCATTTAATACTGAAGCTTCTAAGGGTTGTCCGTTTGATGTTGAGATATCACACCTCCTGTAATATACATATATTAGAAATTAAGGTGGACTCTATTGCGTCTACATTACTCGTGCTCAATTGACTCTCCTAATTTACTTCTCTGAATACTAGTTGACCCGTTTCATAGAAGCCTAATAGCTTTCTGTTATATAATTCTTTCAACTTAAACCCTGTTCCTGTTGAGGAAGAAGGTGTCTTCTCTAAGATGAGAGTAGTGAAGGTATCTCTATCTTCTCTATCTTTCATCATCTCTATTTGACCTTTCGTTATTAAGAATAACATGAAAGATCTAAGATTAGCGATGGCATTCTCCTGTTTCAGGAATTGCCCTTTGATATCGTTATCCGTTGTATATGCCACGTTGAACTCGGTAAATCTACGGCTTCCGATTGAATAGACTTCTACTAATCCGCTCGCCGATTCGTTTATGTTTGCCTGAGCTACTTCTACAAAGTCCTCTAGATCCACGTAGTTTTGTAATGGGAATTGGGGGATGAACTCTGAGCCCGCGCTATTAGTTCCCGTGTACGAGTTACTACCCGTTACATCTGCGACATCGAAACCTATTACGGATGCAATACTTAGCCCTGTATTTGCACCTGTTGCAAACAATAGATCGAAATTGGCAACTGAGCTTATAGTATAAGTTCTATCTAAACGGTTCGCGGATACAGTGTAAACCTGACTACCTACATTATTTAATGCAGTTGCCACGGCGCTTGCTAAACCTGTAAAGGAGTAAACCCCTGCTGTCACGGTCGCTGCTAGTTCGCCGCTACCTTCATCGAAGTTAATATATATGTCGTTCACTGTTACTTGGAACCCGTAATAGAATATAGGTCTAGTCAATATACTCATGCGAAGGCTCCAACGATTCTAACGTTCTCATTAAGTGAAGCGTTCTCTAATATCTTTGCAATACGTAAACCTGTCTCATCTGAGTCAAGAACATCTCCTTGGATGTTTACTGATACCCTTGTCGAAGCTTCTTCTCTTTCTTCAGTCGGCTGGAAGATTTGATCTCCACCTGCGTCACCTGCGACATTGTTCTCAATGCCTCCAGGTATCCCCGCCGCACTACTTGCGCCTCCACCGCCTCCACCAAAGATAGATTTAGCTAATGTACCTGCTGCGATCAGCGCGGCACCTGCTAAGATACTTGCACCTGGAGAACTGAAAAGGGATAATTGAGCAATACCTGTTGCAACAAAGATCTTCCCCATTTGAATAGCTAAGTCTCCTACGAGAGTGACTACTGCTGCTCCAAATGCTTTAAAGGCATTGTCTCCATTTGCTAGTGCGGTTGTTATAGTTTGAATACCATTAGCCACCCCGTTACCTAGAGTTTGGTTTAAGCTTTTACCTATTGCTTGCGCTGACTTATCGACACTTTTACCCGTATCTCCAAACGCTTTCTTATTTGCTACCTGAAACTCTTTAGCCTTGTTAATAGCCTTCTCATATTGATCTAATATCCCGTCAACGCTAGAAGTGAACTTTTCAGTATCTTCCGGTGATATGAGGTCTGAAAAGATAGCATCAATGTCCTGTTTTAAAGATTCTCTACCTTCTTTCCTGTCTAACTTTAACGTTGCTGCGAACTTTTCAGCGATCCCAAGCTTGTTAAGTATATCGCCAATAAAGCCAAAGCCCTCAGTTATTATCTGAAAAAATGCTTTGACGGCAACCTTCCCCGCCCCGAATACTGTTTGGATAACCCCCGACAGTATTCTAAATTGAGGAATAAGAGATCTGTTTATGAATCTTGCGACTGTTATAGCGCCAAGGAGAATAGGTTTGAAAGGGTCTGCTCCACCTGTACTTATCTTAAGTTTATCGGTAATCTGCGCTAATACTTTTGTCGTTGTACTTATAGCGGCGATCAATGAAGGGCTTCGGGTTATTATGTTCCCTGTCACTTCATCGTAATCCCCGTAGGCATTCTTAAGTTGTTCTATAGCACCTGAATAAGTTACTATTCTACCACTTGCTGCGCCTTCGAATTGTTTTGCTAATAACTTAACACCCTCCCCAGCTTGGAGCTGTTCGGTCGTTAAGTTTTTTAGAGCAGGGATAACTTCACCTAGCTCTCCAGCATAACCGCCTAAGGTTTTAGCAACGTTTCTTGTTGCTGCGTTTAGATCTATATTAAGTGACGCTGCTAAGTCGGCGGCGGCGCTTACTACTTCTTTTGATTGTTCTGCACTCGCACCCATTGCCTGGGCAAAGGCGAGCTGAGAGATAACTGCTTCATCTCCAAATTGAGATGTCTTTTGTAATTCACTTGCGAAGTTTTGAAGATCGTTACTTACAGCTTGTGTGAATTGACCTGTTATTGCGAGTTGAGTGTTAAGGGCATTTACCGCGCTTTCCTGTATAGCCGAAGCACTTACCGAGTTTTTGAAAAGCTCTATACCTTTAGATACTGCAAGTACACCAGCGATAGCAGCGGCGACCTTCCCCAATCTAGATGAGAAGCCTTCCGAGAAAGCTTCACCGGATTCTTTACCCGCTTTACCTAGATCTTTTTTCGCGTCTTTCGCCGCGTCCTTGGTTTCTAGTTCTAAATCGACTTCTATCTTAGCTGTCATTTAAGCCCCAGTACACTTTCTAAGTCGTCAAAGGAATGAACCTTCTCCTTACCTGGAAATGCTTTTTTATAGAGATCTCTATGGAGGCTCGCTCTATCTTCAGACTTCATATTCGGGTAATCCATTACCTTCAACTTCATGAGCGTTTCCCTAGACTCTAGTACTTCTATGGCTAACTGCATATCCTTGAAGGTGTCACAAGTTAGCCCTAGAGTATCATCTAGAGTTAAGCCAAAGAATCTAACTACCTTATAGATACTTAGATCAAAGTTACCTAACTCTTTTTGTTCTTTCCCATAAGCCCCTCAACTATCATGTTGAGATGATCGGCTTGTAGGTTTTCTATAATCTCACGAGGTAAACCACAAGACTCGACAAGATCGCAAACCTCAGTAATGCCGATATCTTTAGGGTCTAGTGATTTAATACGTGAGATAGTTGGGTAGCTTAACTCGTAAGCTACACCATCTAATTTTAAGTTAAACTTTCTGGTAGTTAGTTCCATTAAGCTCTAAGTCCTTTCTGTGACCAGTCGCCACGAGTATAAAGATTGATTGCCTTATTATAAGCACCATCTAAATACGCTGTAAAGGTAACTGCCAATTCTTGAGGCGCTGTACCGTCAAAGTTAAGGCTTTCTGGCTTAGGAGCAGACTTCCAAAAGACTACGTCACTTGATTTGTCTGAAACGTCTAACCTGATCGGGTGAAGGATAAGTTGACCCCCTAAATCGTCAAGCGATTGAAACAATCTTGATTCACCGTAACCTGTAACCTTAGTCCCACCTACTGGAGTTACCGAGTCACCTGTTACTTCTCCAACGAGAACGTCATATCTAGCTTTATTAACTTCGATAAGGCTCATTGAGATCTCAACTGTACTTCCTACGTAAATTTGCGATCCGATGATGCTACCAGTCTGATTTGACGTGATATCAACCACTTCCGTTGAGCTTGTTAGCTCTAATGCGCCCGAAGTTGCACCTAATTCTACGCTTAACCCCTCTATTAGTGTTTCAAACGTAAACCCTGTAGAACCGCTGTCGGCTTCTACTGTTATAGCTCCTTGAGCTCTGTTTTCTAGAGTTAAAACGCTTCCAACAAGAGAAACCTCTATAAGGATGTCAGCGTTTTCGATTGCAGTCTTGATCTTTCCTGCAACTTCAACAGCAGTATCATCTGTGCTGTTTATCCACACTATACCTGTCTTACCTGCAATTGATGGATCTGTTCCGTTATATACGTAGTATTGAATCTCTTCAAAATCAGCACCGATAACGTTAAGGTCGAAATAAGTGTTGTCCAAACTACCTGATGAGTCGGCTACTGTTTCTATTGTCCTACATCCTGCGCGACCCCATCTAGCTGTCGCTGCTTCTAATTGTGCGTCAATACGCTTTGTTGATGATCCCATCATTGGCTCCTATAGTCGAAATCCCTTCGAACTTGAAATGTTAATACTAGTTTAAATACTTTATCGTTACTTATCAATGCCTCAGGCTGTAAAGTTATAAACTCTATGTCTGAAAAATGATCTGAGTTCTTTACTATCACTGGATTTATGATCTCATTTTTAACGTTAAGAGCCAAGTCATACAGCGCGTCATGCGTTTCTATCTCATCATATGCTGCTTTGGCATATAGCTCCAAGGTGCAATCTATAACGTCTCCGTAATAGTTCCCATCCAGGAAAGGAGAATCTCCTCCTATGACGAGCTTATAGTGGTTATCTATTTGCGACAGGACTATGTCGTCACTTGCAAAAGGGTCCCTGATCTCTTTGTAGTCTGGATTGCAGACCTTGATCTGAGTTTTAATATATGATCTTATTTCACTTATCATCTACGAACCAACCTTCCACTATTCAGATCAGGTCTTGAGTCTGCAACCTGATCACGGTTAAGGTCTAGCCTAATAGAGGCGCGAGTAGATTGGCGGTCCGCTTCTTGTCTAGCTTCTCTAGACTTCTCCGCATAGACATCATCTACTTCCGATTGAACGCTTTTAAAGATGAGACTAAGTGCCAGGTACTTGGACCAATCACTTATCTCTTCTACATCATAAATATCTTCTTTTGTTAACTTCGCACCGACTCGATTAACTAATCCTCTTTGATCTAAGTCATCCATTATCTTCTTCTGGGCAAGTCTATGGAAGTCTAAGAAGGTAGCTCTCCCAGGTCTTAGGAACCTGTAAAGGTCAACCTCAAGAGATATGATCTGCTTGTCATTTGAGAACAGTTTATCTTCCGTTACACTTATCACTAATATAGTGGAAGTTTTAACTGTCGGAAGCCCGTCAGTTGTCACCCTTACGCTGATAGTTTTCTCGCCTTCTGTAACGTATGACCAGTCGAGCTTGCTGCTTGACGTAACGTCAATAAAGCCAGCGCCTGCCTCAGGCTCAATCTCAACAAGCGTGATGTCCGCTTCATCAGGAGTTGTGTATGTTGAAGTAGCGTCGATTCTCGTTTTGTCATCGACTTGTACTTTCTCTTCATTTGTTATGGGTATAAATATCATCTGTATTCCTTGCATCTTTCAATTAGTAAGTCTCTTGATAGGTAGTCAAACGTATCCATTGACCAGAACAAGTGCCCTAGTAGAATGCCAAAGGCGAGAACCACAAGAGGCATTTTCTTTGAACCTCTGATAACGTAAGCGCTGATTGATTCGTACTTTCCTTTAGTTGCGATAACCCAAACGTCATAAGCGATTATAATAAGTGTTGCTGATATTATAAATATAAGTGTAGCGTCCATCAATACCCCAGTCTGTACAGCATATATTGCTGACAAGTAATAGTTTGACCAGGAAGTGTGATTCCTAGCCAGTCATAGTCTTCATCTGTCATAGACAGTATTACCGACATCCAATCATGTGCAGCCAGTTCAATAAAATTAGCTCTATCTTCTCTAGTCGCATTCCAGAAAGGTTGTATTTTTCTAACCACGTCCTCTAGGGATAGCTGTAGGTTGTATTGTATAGCCCCAGAACAGACAGCCTTGACTTCACTTACAATAGACTTTCGAGCCGTTATTCTCTCGTCTATCGATTCTGCAAGTTGATTAGGGATAGTAAAATCTATAGATACACTTTTTATTAAATATCTGTGCCCTTCAGTACCGTCTGTGGAGTAATAAGATAAGTACAGCTCTTTTTTTGCATATAAGCCGCCAGGAGCGTCTATGAATGTCCAGTCTATTTTGGCTATCTTTTGGTCTAGGTATGTATACTCTGCGTATAGAGGTCTACCATTGGGGGCTTTGACTAAACTCTTTGTTAGAACAATGCCCTCTTTTAGATGTTTGGTAAAATCTATTTTGCCAAGAGGTCTAGATAGAAATTCCTTATCCGCTAAGTCTAAAACAGCGGGGTATGTGTATTCACTCGCCGTATGGTTAGCTATTACTTGAGTCAGTAAGGTATTTTCATTAGTCGTTAATGGCGCTGATAGATAAACTACTAGTCTAGGTAGCAATTCCTTAACACCTGCCACTTTTGCCTTTAATGCGGCATCGGCGCTTTTTAATTCTTCAATAAAAAGATTAAGGTTAAACTCTTCTTTATAAAACACAAGTTCATTCATGACTCAACCCCCACAGCAGTTAGTTGGCAGGATGCTATTAGTATAGGTTCCGAGGTTAGCGCTTCTGCTAATACAGTGTATGTTCCTGCAGGAAGCCCCGTTCTGAAAAATGAAGCCCCACCAGTATCATTAAATGTTGATAAGGTGTCACTAAATGATAGTCCATTAACTCCACCAATAACTACTCTGAACTCTGTTTCAGCGTTAGCAGCGCCACTTCTAGCCGCCGAGTATATAAGAGTACCATCAATAACACCTGTGTCGCTTATAGTAACCGTGGTAGACAAACTTGGTATCGTAGTAAATGTTGTTGATGTGAATGCTACGGCAGAGTTTGAAACAACCATTCTATCTGGTGTAGGGAAAACCGCTGTAGACTTGACTCTTACCCAAGCACAAACCCTGGCATCAGAATATGCGCCAGTCTCGGTATTCGTTTGGAATCCCAGTCTTTGCCCTGCCGTAAAGGGTATTGCTGTAAAGTTTGCAACACCTGAAGCCCCTGTAAAAAGCTGAGTAGTTACGGAACCATTTTCTCTCATAAGATTTATAGATACAGAAGTTCCACTATTTTCAGCATCAAAAGTCATCGCGAATACTTCACAATCGAATGCCATAGTAATGTTTATTGCTCCCGTGGCACCGTTACCAAAAGACCATTGACGGTTGTTGTTTGATAGCCCGCCACTTTCTTCCGCCCATATTGGAAAGATCGTAAATCCATTATCAATAGAAGCAGGAATAAATTGGGAACCATTCCATTCGAGTTGAGAACCTAATGCAACACCTGAAATATCAACATCAGAATGAGTTCCAATAGAACCATCAGCACTAACTTTGGATGTGTTTAAAGCTATAGCATTATCTTGAGTTGTCTGTTGATTTTGAAGCGTAATTATATTGTTATTTTGAGTAGTCTGTTCACCCTGTATAGTGGTGATAGCACTAGCGTTGTTAGATATGTTTGTATTCTGTGTTGTTTGTTCACCTTGTAGTGTGATTATAGCTGACGCGTTATCGCTTATATTTATATCTTGTGTAGTTTGTTCGCCTTGAATAGTGGTGATCGCACTGGCGTTATTACTTATACTCGTGTCTTGAATACCTTGAGCAGTGTTAATGTTATCAATATCAATTTGGTGTTCTTCAAGTCCTGCTTGCACATCAGTACTTGTCAAGTTTCCTGAAGGTGTTAGAGGTACTTCACTCGCCACTTGATTATCAAGCAGAGAACTCATATTAATAGTGAAAGTTGTTGAGTCATCTCTAGTGAAGGTTACAATCCCTGTTCCACTATCGAGCGTTCCAGAAACTAATCTGGCTAGGTTTGTATCATCTAAATAAATTGAGAGATCGAAATTAAATGTAGTCCCGTCTTCATCAACGTAAGTTAAGATATTTCCAGCTAACCCTAGAGTGGTGACTGTTTCGCTTGCTGCTATCGCTGAACTTAGATCAGAAATAGTTGCTGCAAGTTGAGTACCTGTATGGTTGGCTCTATCCCTATTAACTGTATCTCTGGCATTTAATTGTACAGGAGTTTCATATCCATTTGGATTAGAAGCAGCATACTTTAAATCTAAAGCCGCTTGCGTTGCCAATGATACTGGCTTGTCATCATCAGAAGTGTTATCTACTGAGCCTAGCCCGACTTGACCCTTGTTTACATTGTGGGGATTATCTGATGGTAATGAATCATGTCTTGTCTCATTTAAATACTGAACATGATCATCATCACTAAGCCCGGATAGTAGAGAGTGAGATGTTATCCCGCCAAATTCATAACCTAGCGAGTTCCAGTCTGTAACTCCGTCGCCTATCTTTATTTGGTCGGTATCTGTTTCCCAACCTGGCTCGCCATCAGCTAGGATAGGATTATCGGAAGTCCAATTGGTCGCTAAGTCTCTTCTGAATTGGATTTTAACTGCCACTTGAACCTCCACCATCTATACATTGAGTTGATAAATAAATAGTATCAGAAGCACCCCCCTCAAGGTTTGCTATAAGCCCGTTGAGCACGTCTTCATCTACTTGAATAGTTACTCTTTTGCCGTCCTTAAGAAGGATTACTGATACATTTGCCATCTATTATCCCAGAACAATGCAATCATCTAGCTCAACATTTAGCGTTGTAGCACTTGAAGATTTACCTAGATATTGATGAAGCTCACCCGATGCAGTTTTTGGAGTCTCTGTAATCCCGCCCGATGTATTTAAATACTGTCTCGCACCTGGAGTCATACCTGAAAGCTGAGTATTTGTTCCTTCAAAATAGACAGTCGCTAATGCTGGAGCTGTTACACCTGATAAAACAAATCCGTTAGCATCTCTACCGTTGGTTGCATCCGCTTTCCTAACTGAAGGTGTGCCACCATCGTCAAAGATATTAACGAAGTCACCCGCAACAAGATCTTCAAAAGAAACTACGTCTTGAGTGTCTGCACCAATACCGACTGGTAGTAACGAGTTATCAATTCTACCTGTACTGTCTGTCTTGATCATTTTACCCGCATCACCCGCACCAGCACTTACTTCCAATGCTTCGTTACGTTTTTGCTTACCTGCTTCTAAGTTAATGAATGTGCCATCGTTAGCCATTTTTGTTTCCCTTGTTAGTTATATTATTATTGGTTCTTGTATATTAATGTTAAGACCATTTGTCCCAGTTGCATACCCTATTAATACTCTATAGATATACCCCGAGCCCACTGGATCGTTTTGCGTTATGTTTCCATTTTCTGCTAAATAAACTGGCTCGCCGTCAGTGAATGAGAAAGACGAATCGAATAGACAACCAGACAAAAGGTATCTAACCTCTTCGCCAATGCCACCCGCCGTTATACTTATTCCCACTATGCTTGCGTGTTGGAAGTCTTCGCTAGCGTCACCTAGAAAGATGTTTGTGCCGTTCGAGTAAATCGCCTTAACTGCACTCAACACCTCGCCAGCGGCTGATGTTTTACCTTCTTTTGATGCACCGTTAGTAACAGACACTTCTATAGGATCAGCGTTACCAACAAGTACTTCTATCGCTGTCTCTTCAGGTCTAGTAGGGGATTCGATGAACTTAAGATATTCTCTATCTTTTACACTTTTAGGAATCGCCACGTAGAACTCCTTCAGTCATTGCCATCATCTCTTTGGGTGCTTCCATGTAATACCATGCGACCCACTCTTTCCCGTCCCACGAGATTTGATACTGGAAGAACGCTCCGTATTTGAAGTTGTTCATCATCATTGCGCGCTCTAACCCTTTAGTAGTTTTGCTCTTAATCGCTTTAGGGGAATAGTCGCTGCTTAATGCCATAGTATCTCGCAAGAAAACCGCGTACCTACTTCCGTGAAGGTACGCGGTTCGTATTTAATCCTTAAGGATTATTAGTCGTTTAAGCCTAAGATTAGAGGTGACTTACCAGCAGCCGCTCCCTTCTCTTCAGTTTGTAGAGCTTTTACTCCGAATAACTGGTCAACTGCAACTCTCATTGCACCAACACCATACTCGTTAGCTTTTTGCTCATCCATTGCTGGGTTAGATTGAAAACCGTAACCGATTGACTCTTTACCACTTAGGAATAGTTCTGGAGCAAGTAGACCGTTATGGATAACTACTGGCATTCCCATTAGTTGCTGAATAACACCGTTACGAATAACTGGCTCACCAAATGTATCTAGTGACTTAAGTTCTGCAAGGTTCATTGCCGCTGTATGTTGAGCAACAGACATCTTCCAACAACCTTCTTCTTGTTTCCCGTCAGCAGTCATATATGCTTCGAACATTGCAAGAATATCGTCATAAGTAACGTCAGCGTCAGCACCAACATTTTCAAATGAAGCTGCACCTGCACGTAGAGTAGCGATGATTTGCTCATCAACATATCTAGCATGAGCTGAAGCAGCTCTTTTAGCGAACTCTAACTCAACGTTAATGTTTGCTTGTTTCTTAGTCATTGCATCAACAACCCATGCAACATAAGCATTGATGTTAAGGTCTAGTTGATCAAGTGAAGAAGTTAACGCTGTTGCGTCCCCTGCTGCACCTTCTGCTCTGTTTACTACTGTGAATGAAGTTAGTTTTGGGAAGCTAATTGACTTAGATCCTTCTACTGCGAACATTGAAACATCAGTAAAAAACTGAGGTAATTTTGCTTGAAATTTTAATTCTCTTTGAACTAGTGAAGCGATAAGCTCTTGCTTAGTGTTTCCTACTTCCGTGTTTCCTGTGATTGCATCAGCCATGATGATCTCCTTTTATGGTTATTATTAAAACTTTGCTTTAATATATTCTTCTAATTCTTTTGGGGTCATTGAGTTAACATCTAATTTCTTCCCGCTGTCTGGAGCGTTAGTGGAAGGAGTCGCGTCATTGATCCTTACTTCTCCTCTACTGAAAAGGAAGTGATTCTCCTTCTTAGCTTTCTCCATTAGAGCGCCAAGTGAATCCTCTCTTATCTTTCCGTTCTCCGCTTGGAGTGTCGAGAAGTCTTCTTTGTCAAATAGCCTAATGAGTTTATCTGGATCAGTACAACCTTGCTTAATGGCGGTAGTTTTAATAGCGCCTGTAACGTTGTCCCAGATACGTGTTTCTCTTTCTGATTTAAGTGAAGATTCTAGTTCGTGCGTTTTAGCTCGTAAGTTAGCAATGATCTCTTCATGCTTCCCTGCGGCTTCAAGTTCTGCGTTCTTCTTAGCTTCTAGTTCTGCTTCGAGTACGCGAGCACGTTCCTTTGCGTTCTTCTCCGCTTCCACGGATTTCCTAAACGATTCATAAGAAACAGTGTCATTCTGCTTTACCTCAGAGCTACTAGCTGGTGCGGTTGAATCAACTTGATTCGTTGTGACATTATCCATTTTAGATTCTCCTTGACTATCGTGTCAAATGTTATTTAAAGAACCGCTTGATTGCGTCCTTTAGTTTATTCTCTATTGATCTTATAAAGTATTCCCTATCGAATACCTGAAGTATAGGTCTTACCTCATTTTGTATCTCGAGGAGGTCTCTATTGGAAATGGAGCCCGATGCTTTGGACCTACCTTTCTTCCCCTTATACTTCTTATGTTTTGTCTTCAATGCGTCATAAACGAATGTTAGTTTTGATGTTATGAACTTGACACGTATAGCGTCTAATAGCTCCCCACTGAATGTAAGATTCGACCTTCCTGCTGAGTAATCAGGGTGCGTGGAGTTGTATTTCTGTAATCTCTTTCTAGCTTGTACCGTGGATCTCATAAGCTTTGGCTTAAGCCCACCCTTCCTAGCTTCCTGGATAGTTTCCTTTTGAATAGTTTCATTGAACTTGGCACGGGCTAAAGCGTTACCTATTCTTAGCTTCGTTCTCTTTAGTTCTTTATCTAATCCCGTAATACGTACCTTAGCCAAAGAGCCCTCCGCTATCGGCATTTAGACCGATGTTGTTTAATACTCTTTGTAGAACATCTTGTTCCTGTCTTGCTATATTGGCAGCGGCAACTGTAGCGAATAAAGAGCCAAGGTCGAGAGATTCCTCTCCTCCCTGATCTACTTTATTTGCTAAGGTTCTAGCTTCTTCATCTGTAATGCCAAAGAAGTCCCTTTTAGGTCCATCTTTTATATAAGGATGTCCCTTGAATCCTGATACATGACCGTATGCTTTTGCAGCCTCGTCGCCATCTATCTGAATCCGTACCGAGTTACCTCTTCTCTGGGTTTCCATTGCTAGGAGCATATCCCCCATCAAAGTTAGATCTACGTCAGATACCCCTACCCCTTTCTTCTCGGCATATGCTGGATTGTATTTGGTGAACTTGTCACCGTCCACATCTATACCGTCTTGTGTTCGTCCAATGATTACCTCTAAGAGCTCCACTTCAAACTCCCGCATCTCAGAGGATGTAGGAGCTCGTCCAAGTAACTCTCCAAGGTCAATGTCTTGAGTGAGCCTACTCTCCGAAAGGCTTCGGTTCGATATTGTCATCTTCGTCCTGTGGTAGGTTCATTAACTTCGTGTTCGTTGGCACCTTAATAGGTGGTACAATTTCTACTCTTTCCGGTTCTCTTGTAAGTAATTGATCGTCTTGATACTCGAGGTATCTCTCCTCAGCCTGTTCCCTTGTAAGGTTGTCGCGTTCCATAAGTATACTAATAGGTGATGCGATCCCCATATCTATTTCACGTTGGAACTGGTCTAAGGTCTCTACTTCACTTGTCACCATCTCAGGTTTAGCAAACTCCACTTTAACCTGAGCATCTTCAGGAATAGCTCCTAGGTAGTACTTTCTATCAAGAGTTTCCGATGTATTTAGAACCTCTAGCCATGCAGTGATTAACTTAAACAGCTTCCCTTCTACCTTTTCATATAGATCATAATCTTCCCGTGACGCTGACACCTTTTCAAGCATAGCGAGCAATCTCTCTAATCCTGAATTGTAAGTTGTCCCTTCTCCAGATAGAGAAACGGTCTTAGCATCCAGTCCATTTGATGTAAGAAATGCTGTCAATAGAACCTCTAGAAAGTCTAGCGATCCACGGATATCGGATCCAGGACTGGCGAACTCGAACTTAGTCTCGATCCCTGCGTTCTTATCTACTGGAAGCTTTAACACGTAATTAGGTCCTACCTTTATGTTCTCCATGAGGAGTTCTTGAGGTCCTGATAGTACGGCTTGAGCATATCCCTGCATCTTAACGATTTGTTGGATGTGACTCATTGTCGCGTTGAACTCTACAGTGAATGAGCTGTATGCGTTAGATGATCTAACCCAGTACTCGAACTCTTTGTTTCCACTTATCTCGATGAATGGAAGCATATCAAATGCCTTAAGTGGATTAGGTAACGGCTCCCCGAGAATGGTTCCCTCACGGTTCATGAAGTAGTTCTCTTCTTTAGTCCACACGAGGTAGGTTTTATCGTCCTCCTTCAGTAGTTGCTTTGAGGCTTCGTCTTGCTTATATACTTCATTGTTAGACTTATAGTTAGTCTGGCTCCCCGTTGCGCTGTTAGGTTCATCAGCAGCTTCACTCTTCTCATCATAGTTGTCATATGAGCTAATGATGATTGCCATCGCCTCTTCAGGATCACTTGGGTCAACTACCGCGTCCCATTGGTGAGGCTTCAATACTCTCATTACTAACTTACCCTTCTTAGGGAGCACTTGTAATAGACATTGATTATGGTTAGAAAATAGACGGTTTGATAGTCCAAGCTTCGTGTTAGCCCCCATGTCATCATATACTCTATTAAGAATATCTACCTGCTCCTCGCTTACTTCAGTAAAGTCCCTTTGAGGTGCTTCTTTATATACGCACGATCTTTGATCCACGACACGTTTACATAAGTTGATAGAGGATACTAAAGGGATCTCTTTGATTGACTCCTCGTCAAACTGTTCACGTAAATGGGCGATGACGTAGTCTTTAATGTTATCGCTATAGATCTCGCTTGCTTGATAGCTTACTGTCTTACGACCCTTGTTAGCGTTACCTTCTAACCTATCTATCAGCTTTTTACGTTCACTCTTCTTTGTTAAATCCATGCTATCTTCCTTGCGCTATGATCTTATAATTGTTCATTGAGTTAATAGGGTAGAGCTTCCAGCACAGATAGGCTAGTGAATCTACTAAGTGAGAGAGTGACGGGTCTTTCTTCTGGTCTAATTGACCATGCTTATCCCACACAAGTTGCTTCAAATCCCTAATGAGCTTCTTACAATCAGGATGTACCTTGACAAGCCCCAAGGTGAAGCACCTGTTGAGGTTGTTTATCTTATCAATCACACTGGGGTTCTGGAAATGTACCACGTTGAAGCCCGCATCTCTTAATATCTGATGATCACTTGTCCCACTTGTTCTTCTAGCCTTACCAGTTGAATCGCATACTATTGAGGCACCCGCTGCACCTTTCCTGTTGAGAGAGTCACACTTCTTGTAAGTATCCCCAGGTATCTGTGACTCACCCCATACATAGAGACCTGCTCCATGTTGCGAACATAAGACATCGGAGTTGTAATCTATATTGAAATCGGAACCAACCCAAACACTCCCCGTTAACTTGACCGCTGAAGTGCTAATGTGATCGGCATCGCTGAACGCATACACCGCTGCATCATTATTGCTATCGTCATAAGTACCATAGAGAAATCGTTGTCTTTCCTTCTCAGGCATCGATTCAAGTAAGGCGAGGTAGTCTTCATCCACGTTCTCCAAGTTCCCCTGAATATTCATCTGGATCGACATATAGTTATCGGGATTATGTAGATATTCCCCGTCTTGAGGGTTCACTTTCTGTTCAAATAGTTGATGAACCCATGAGCTCGTCTTAGTGGGGTTGAGATCGTAGAAGGTTAGCTTTCTAAGAGCATTCTTCTGTGCAAGCCTTGTCTTTAACTTGTTTACCGCTCCATAGCTAACTTGATTAGATTCGTTTATCCACAGTGTACTGTATTCAGTACCCAGTAGACGTTCTATCTTCTTATCATCATCTAGCCCAGCGATCTTGATAGTAGACATATTAGGCAGCGTACAGATGTAATCGGTATTGTTAAACTTAACTACTAAATTCGGAAAGCATATACGCAATACATCAGGTAGTGTCTTTTGCCAGATAGAAGCCTTAGCAGATGAGAAGGTTTCACGTGCAATGATGTGATCCGAACGGTCTTGTTTACCCGCTCTAATCAGCATGAGCCTCATTATAAGAAACGATTTACCAGATCTCGAAGATCCGTACAAGCAGATGTCTTTAGCCTTTGAATTGACAATGGCTTCAACCGCTGCATTTTGCGTTTCGGTTTTACTAAATTTTTGACTCATTTTCGTCAATCTCAATTTTAATGGTTTGACTTTGTTCTATATGTTGTTTCTCTGAATATATCTTATGGAAACGTGTCTTTAATATGAAGATTACAGCACTGACATTTGCATTCTTAGGCTGCTCCCCTTCTGCATGGGAAATGATCAATTCTTCAAGATAAACGAGACCTTTATTGACTCCTCGCTTAATAGCATCCGAAAACTCTTTATGTTTTGCCATCCACTCATATACGGTAGAATGCACCACGTCAATTGAGCTGCAGCTTGCTTGAATTGAATGCCCCTTGGAGAGCTTATCTTCCATCGTTTTACACATATCTGGATGATATTTAGTTGGACGACCAACAGGATTTGGCTTCTTGACTTCTTCACTCATGACTATCCTTCCACTGGAATGAACATTGCATCTACTAGACACTTTTATTCATTATCAACTGCTCCACTTTTAATGTCAATGTTAAGGGTATGACATAATCTTCACACCGATGCTACCGATCTGACTGTATAACTTAACCACACTGAGCTCTATAATTTGACTATCGTCAACATATATAACCCCGTTTAAGGGATCAAGTACCGACTTAACAAGATTATCTACATCTGGCTTGACAACTGGATAAGGTCTCTTCTTTTCACTGACGCTTTTCGGTCGTTTGATATAAATTTCAACTACCACTTTTAAGGGTCCAGCCATCGGTCCATTTCTATATTGTTCCCTCGCCATACTTTTCACTTGACGCTCAAAGTCATGAGTTTTCTTTGGAGTATATGCTCGACCACGTGCGAAACGAGGTCTTCCTTTTGCCACGGGATCTATCAAGAAATCTAATTGAATCATCGTCACTTTCCTTGTTGACGTTTTAGGGAGAATAAAGCAATATACCTTTGATGGCAAAACTATATCCAAATTCAATATCATCAAAAAACGTAAACAACATAAGTGTCCAAAATCATTCAAATCATGACTCGATGCTAGACACTGTTGTTTTTCGTTTTTTAACTTTTTAAAAAAATTTCTTGAAAAAATAAAAAAATAAAATTGATATATAACAAGTCACTAGTTAATAGCACCGCGTCATTTCGTAGATGCGTTATGTATATACTAATTGCAATTATACCTTTTTTAATTTATAACTATCTCGTGGAATCAGGGTAGGTCTTCTACTTTGCCTATATTTATTTGGTAAGCCGTGGAGTTAAAATCCCACGGCTTTTTTATTTGACAATATCCCGTCACATTTTCTAAGGTATCCGAACCAAATAACTATAGGAGAATCAATGAATCATGAGACATTTAAGAATTTAAACCTCTCACACAAGGGAGAGTCCCTATATATTGAGGGGATAAAATATACCCCTTCCCAGTTTGCTAAGAATCTGAACGAGATCGTTAAGCAATATCAAGAGATGATCCCAGATGTAGGTAAGCTGCGGATCGAGCTTATTGATAATCCCTTATCAGAGTTTGATAAGAGGAAACTCTTTACGGACCTTTTAGAAAGTTCTCCCGCCCGTAGTGACGGGAAATCCATTGAGTTAGATGAGACTAGCGCACTTATCAGGGAGAAACACTACCCTGCTAGGAACGTGGAGACAGGTGAGTACATCCTAATAGATAAAGAAGTAGGACATATCTCCCCAGTCGCTTTTGATAATTATAAAGACACTTATACTGCCTCTATTTGGAAGAATGAAGTCAGCCCTACTCTACCTGCTGTAGTAGTAGGGTATTCTCCTTCGAGGTTACCGGATAAATTACCTGTTTACCTTGAAAGCGGGAAGACATATATGCCCGCAGTTAACTCTTATATACGTCCTCCTTGGCAGTTTGAAGACGATCTAAGAGCTCCTTTGGATGAGAGGCATAGAAAGGTTATAGAGCCCCGATTTGACAATCAGGAGAGCCTAGAGAGGTACTACTGCGCCTTATATCACATGATCAATAGTCGTAATTGCGTCGCTACTGGGGTGATTCACCCAACGCACGGCACGGGAAAGACTACGGTGATGGCTAAATTGCCTTCGGCGCTTGTTGGTGTAAATAATGCATATGCCCCAGTTAGTAAGGAGTTTTTTACGGGATCTCCTTTTAAGGACCCATTGTACCGATGTAGAGCCTTATGTATGGATGAATTTGTGCTGTACCCTAGTTATCAAAACCAGTTTAAGAAACTATTAGATCCAGTTATGTCCATCAACCGTAAAAATAAAACTGAAATACCTGTGAGTAATACATGGAGTATGTTTTTCACATCTAATAATACTAGAGATGTCAATGTAACCCCCGGAGATAGACGGGTTTCTATCCTCGATGACTCCGGATTTCATATATTGCACGAGCACGGTCCCGATTTTGTTAGAGAATATCTAGAAGCGTTGAACAATCCAGAATTTATGGCTAATCTAGGGTATTGGGTATTAAATAATTTTAAGGACTTTAGATACAGTGCCATCGATTACTATCATGGACATACTTACGAGCGAGCCGTTATTGATTCATGTCCCTTTGAAGTTGTTAGAGATTTAGCAACGGCTTTAGTGGAGAAGTCTGATCTTAAAGAAGTCGCTCAAGATAGTGAGGACGACAGCTTCACTTATTATGCAGCAAAGAATCAACATAAAAAGAACCTTAAGAAATTACATGGAGGCACCCCTCTAAGAGGTCAACAGTTTATGCAAGCTAGTGACTTCGAGGCTTTCTTCACCAAATTTAGATGGAAGGGGGAACCTTTATGTAGTGTAACCAAGGATGAACTTGAAACATCCTTAAATGTAACTGTAACCCGTCTGTAAGGAGATAATTATGGAATGTCATAACTTAGTAACACCTGTAGAAGTTAACCCTTATTGTGGGGAATATCATAAGGGACACCTGTATTTGTGTACCCGTTGTCAAAGAGCTCAAAGAGATAAGATTGAAGAACAGTCTGCTATAATTGAATTTCTCCAAGAGAAAATCCATAATCACGAAGACCTTATCCGATGCCTACAGGAGGATATGTGAAGACAATAGATATAGAGGATATAGAGCTCATGAGATTGTTTATACAATTATTGAAAGAAATTGAAGATAGTTATGAAGATACTTTACCTCCTCTTTTAGACTGTTTAATAATAGTGCATAAAGAGTTGCGATCTAGAGGTTTGGCGAAACCTATAGACCGTAGCTGGTTAAGGAAAGCAATTGAATCACGTGTAGAACTATTAGCTAAGAGGGAGACAATATGAAATATGTAATTTTTCTCGTATTAGGTGGGATATGCACCTATATAACCGCTCTAGGCTACCAAGATCTAATCAATTTCTTCTTCGAGATGGAAGTATCTCTATGGGCTACTATCTTTTTAGGATTGACTCTTTCTTTCCTTAGAGCCAGCCCCTTTGCTAAGAGGGACGATATCCATGATATGGATTCTTCAGAGGTGTTCACTAAAATAGCTACGGCTTTAGTAATGGATTGTCTGGCAGTTTTTATCATGATTCCTTACGCTATAGAACTTTTATCTAATAAGTAAGAACCCCTTGACCCGTGGAACATAAACTGTTAAGTTGCACGGGATGTCGCAATCATAAATTATATAATTATCAGCTTAGGCTGTTATCCCCTTAGAGAGTTTTCAGGCGATGTCACTTTCTAAGGGGGTCTATATTTCTTGGAGGATATATATGAGTCCATTTAATTGGGAAAGGTTAGAGAGTGAGTTTTATAAACACTTTGACCCTTATGAGGATAAAGAAGAAACAGAAGAGCAATTCACATATGGGTTAGACGAGGATACATCGGAGATAGAAGATGGGGAATGATAATATAATAGGTAGTGAGTGGGTTTGCGAGGGCGATCCACCTGTAAAAGTTGTGGCGATCAACGAACAGAGAATATGCTACGAGAGAACCGATTTAAGTTATGGCAGTGTACGCATTGACCTCCTCTCACAGATATTCAAACCCCATATCAAGCAAAAACCGCCAGTTAAGCTTTATGCTAGTGAGGATATGAATGATGGTGAGGTTAAATGGTTTACAAAAATGGAGTCACTCTATACTGGCTGGCAACGCAGACCAGATTTAGATAGAGAGGTTTTTAATGATTAAAAGAGAAGATATTAAAAAAGGCGCACAGTTTCTAGATGAGGATAGGGATTTAATTACTATCGAGTATGTAGGATATAGTCATGTATTTTTCAGTTGGAAAAGATCTAATGAATCCATTGGGGAACAAGCTGAAAACATTAATAATATTATAGAGCACTGCAAATATCCCGAACCAAAGAAACCTCGAACCGTTGAGTTCTTTGAGTGGATAGGCAAGTGTGGACACTTGAGAAGTAATTTATTAACCAAAGATTTTATAGATGTTAAGGGGGAGTCGTATTCAAGATATGCACAAGACGTATTCCTTACATGGACAGGACGATCATTTCTTTTAGAAGTTGATGAAAATTGGGGTGAGGAATGATCTGGTACAAAATAATATTACTGCATTATTGTGGGTGGTTTCTTGTAGTCTCTCGCGCACTCGGGGCCGATTTTTTGAAGGGTCTTGTTACTAGCTTTCTATGTGTGTCATTTTTTGCTATACCGACCGCAACAATTCACTGGTGTTTATTATGAAACGTAAAACATTTGAAGAGTGGTTTAAGAAAACAGGTTATTCATCAGCACACGAATCATCAATAAAGCCGTTAATAGTTCCCATGATGAATGCGTTCGATGCCCACTCTGAATATATAACCCACCTAGAAAAGCAAAACGAGGTTCTTTTGGAAGCTATTGAGCAAATAAATAATAGGTACGATTTACATTGCTCTAGCATTGTCGATGAAGCGTTTGATAAAATAAAGGGGATGAAGGAATGAAACATAAAACATATAAATCATGGTTCAGCGAGAGGGTCGAAGGCGTCGATTATTTAGGCACTGATTTAGGTCAAGGAGCATGGGATTATTTAGAACGAGAAAACCAAAAGCTGAAAGAGAGTAATGAAGCCCTTAGAGAGTCTCGCAAGAAAGCAAAAATTAACGAGTGTCATTGCGAGAGTAAAGCAAAGATTAGTCTTGAGATGATGAAGGAAAACCAAAAGCTTCGCGCCCTGCTTGATTTGGCGATGGGAACGATTGAGTTTTATGGTGATGGTGGTGCTTGGGAGTACAGAGATACTGATGGTGCGATAGTTCTATCGGATGTTTCGTCATGGATAGATAAAGAGGATGGCGAAAGTTATGAAGTTGGCGGCAAGCGCGCCCGAACAACACGACAGCAGATACTTGAACAACTAGGAGAAATATGATGAGTGTATTATATAAGCAAATATGTAATGGTTGCGGTAGATGGAACGAAGAGGGAAAGGGGATATATAGTCGCATCAGTGTTGATCTGACAAATTATGTACTGTTCTCGTCCGGATTTAAACTTAGAGAGGGAAAAATAGATATTCATTTTTGTAACGATTGCTATTCGGAAGTCTTAGAAGAGACTATGTATTACGGGACAGGTGAGGAAATAGATAGGCTAAAAAATAAGATAACCGAGAAGAATAAGAAGATAGAAAATATAGAGAGGGACTACGCAAGATACAAGGGCGTTATTAGTGGGCTATTACGCCCCATCACCACGACAGCAGATACTTAAACAAGTAGGGAAGAATGAAACATAAAACCCTCCACGGATCTAATCTCAAAGACCCCTCCCCACGGGGAGAACGTACTACCTATTGCGGTATATTATGCCCCAATACACAGGCGATAAGTTCCTGGAAGACCGTGACTTGTCCCGATTGTCTCCAAGGAAGACTATTAGGACCGGTTTACGTGGACAAGGTTACGGATAACGACTTGCGTAAATGGGTTGAAGCGATGAAATATAAGGGGTAATTGGTCAAATATTTGCGTTATCTATTAACATAATAGATAATAACCCTTTAGTTAACTGCTCAAGGATGACGCACTAAATGGATAAACCCTTAAACCCTCTAACTCGAAGAATAATCTACATAGAAGATTCTCCTATAGAGGCTTGTTTAATCCACTCTATTTGCCGCAAGTTAGATGTAGAGATGCACTGGCTTCCCAATCTCCCATCCCTTGAAATATACCCTGTTAAATTACTAAAAAAATTCGACTTTGCTTTAGTGGATTGCCGAGGGGTTACTCCAGAAATAGACGACCGCCCCTCAAAAGACTACAGTCACGACAGTATAAAATGTATCGCTACCTCAAGTGATACTCTATCTTTCGACAATATAAAATTCCTGTTAAAGGGAGATGTCAAAGAATATCTAAGGTCTATATATGGATAACGGTTCTAATGCCATGTTAATGGCTCAGATTAAATCTCTAACAGAGTCAAGTGCTAAGACACTTGATAAAATCTCCGATGTACGTGTACAAGTTTCAGAAGTCTCTACTAAAATAGATGGGCTCGGAACCAGAGTAAGTAAGAATGAAGGTAGTATCGAAAAGCAAGAAACTAAGACTTGGAAGATGTTAATTTACATGGCAGCTTCTGGAGTTGGCGGTGGTGCTTTCGGTAGTAAGATATTAGAATTTCTTAAAGGATAATTATGAAGTATTTAATCGTTTTGTTAATGTTGTCTAGTTGCGTATCTGTTGTCGTTGACGATCAAAAGGTTCCAACCTCTCCTGTAGTAAAACCAGTTGAGACAGGAAGTATTAAGGGTGAGTGGGGTAACAGTGCTTGGGATAGAGCTCTTGTTGATCAAATTAAAGCATCAAAGCTAGATACAATCGTAACCAAAGACGCTAAAGAATTTGGATATAAGACAGGTATAAATCTAACGGCTTTCTACGCGAAGATATTAGTTAAGATGGCATATTATGAAAGTAAGTATAGTCCGAGCACTGTTTATAGAGAATCGTTCGGTGTAAATAGCACAGGGCTTTACCAAATAAGTATTCAATCGGCTAACTATAGTAAGCGAGGTAATTGCGGCTTTAAGAACGAAGCAGAATTAAAAGACCCGATCAAAAACATTAAGTGCGCGGTTAAGATATTCACGGCACTTATTAAAGAGCGTGGGGATAATTCAATTGCAGGTAAGTCACTGTCTAAAGGTTGGCTTGGAGCGTCAAGGTACTGGTCAGTGCTGCGCGGCACAAGAGAATATACTGCCAAAGCACTTGAGGCTATTAAAAATGCAAACAAGTAAAATACCCTTCGCTCTCTCTAAATATAGTGCTTCGAGATGCGGTAAAATCTATACAAGCGCCAAGAACTCGAAAAATAAAACAGGTCTTATGAATCCTTACGTTACAAAAGAGGGATACTTAAGGCTTAGTCTTTTTGTCGAAAAAGGTAAAAGAAGAAACTTTTTAGTGCACCAAGTTGTGGCAAAAACATTTATAGAAAATCCAAACAACTACACGGAAGTAAATCACATAAGCGGCGATAAGCAAGACAATAGAGTTGAAAATCTAGAATGGAGCAATAGGTCTTTGAATCTTAAGCACGCATTTAAGACTGGCTTGCATAAGCCAAGAAGAGGCGAGGTAAACGGTGCCAGTAAATACACCGAGTCACAGGTTTTAGCAATATTAACCATGCCTAACCATTCTAGAAAATACATCGCGGAGGGTCTGGGTGTTCCTGTAAGCTTTGTTAAGTCTATTAGAGCCGGAAGGTCATGGACTCATATAACCAACAAGTAATGCTAATCTCAACCATAACAAATATAAAAATGGGAAGAATTTGGAAAGTAGTTAAGTAAATAATTCACCACGTATTTACACCTTAGGATTTATTTTCTAAGGTGGGTCTTTAATCGCCTGAACAAAGGACAAATAATGGACACGTTCGCAAAACTAACATGGCTATCAGCCGCTACCTTATGCCTTCTTTTTTGGCTATCTGTTCTATACTTCCTAGGATACGTATGAAAAAAACTAAGCTAGAAACCACAGAGCAAGTGGAACCTGTAACGGGTACGCACACTGCGACCCCTCCAAAGTATATAAACTTCACGGATCTATTTAAGATTAAGCAAGAAGGGCTTTTGGAGTTTATAGACTATCACGGATGCGTTTTTCTAATATCCAAAAACGGACCACCTATTAAAATGTCACTAGCTGACGTAAGTTAAAGGAATCTACATGAACCAAGTGAAATATCTCTCCCTTGACTGGGAGTTTAATGGCAGCAATGAATCAATTTTGAATCTAGTGTCTGGCGCTTATTGTTTATCAGGGAGCAAGCCCGTTAGCGTATGGCTTCACAAGGATAAAGCAGCTCAAAAAACTCTTAAGGAGTTCTTTCTTTCTGTAAGAGACGAGGTGACCCTCTTAGCTTTTAATGTGGACGCTGAAGCTAAAGGGATTATAGCCCTTGGACTTAATCCTATTAAGTTTAAGTGGATAGATATTCAAGCCGAGTGGAGAATGTTAACTAACCACTGCGATAAATATCGATACGGTAAACACTTTTTTAACGGAAAGATTAAAACAACTTATAGACAGGAGTACAGAGATTGGGACGATAACCGCCCTCATGATAAACCTCCAGGCAGCCTTCTAGGATGCACTTACAAGATGCTTGGAACTGCCACGCTAGAAGATTACGAAACTAAAAATAAGATGAGAGATGTGATCCTTGACGTAAAGAACCCTGACAGGTTCACCGCCAAAGTCATTGAAGAGATCTTAAGCTATGGAGCTTCCGATGTAGCCGATCTAGAGGAGATTCTAGAGAAGATGATCGTCGCTTATAAGGGATTATATCGATCCAAGTTTGATCCTGAACTATTACGTGAAGAGATGTTATGGAGGGGGGAGACCGTAGCACGTGCAGCACTAATCTCCGCAATTGGATATCCCGTCAATAGAAAGAAGATAACCAACTTTGTAAAAAACATCCCTAAAATGATTAAGAACTGTCAAGAAGATATCAACTCTCAGTTCCCTGAGATGGATATATTTAAGTGGAGCAAGCCATTAAACCGCTACACACTTAACACTAAAGCCGTCAAGAATTGGGTCGAACACTCGGGACTTAAGTCAAATTGGAATCTCACTGACACGGCGCAGGTGTCCATTGGATTAGATGCTTTCGAAAAGCACTTCTCGTACCGCCACAGCTTCCCTAGAGGTGTTTTTCCTGCTCAGTTTTTAAGATATTTGAAACTAAATCAATCACTAAATGGTTACAAGCCAAAGGGTCCAAAAGCAAAAAACAAGGACACCTTTTTCTCTTATTACGGATCAGATGACAGAGCTCATCCTTATCTAAATGCATATGGTGCACAATCTGCTAGATACCAGCCAAAGGCGACAGGCTTCATCCATCTAAAGGCGGCTTGGATGCGTTCGCTAGTAGAGCCTAAGGTGGGGAGAGTGATCGCTTCTATTGACTACGGGAGTGAGGAGTTCTTACTTGGAGGATTAATCAGTGGTGATAAGAATATGATCGAAGCTTACAGGTCGGGAGATGTTTATCTCTATTTTGCAAAGCTTGCTGGAGCCGTCCCCTGGGAAGGTACTAAGAAAGAATATGTAAAGGAGAGGGATCTTTTTAAAAGCACGACTCTTGGAATATCTTATCAAATGGGACCTGCGGCGCTTGGACGTAAGCTTTCATTAGATGTAGGTGAGGAGATATCCTACTCTGATGCTTATGGGCTTATCGAGATGTTCAGGGAAGCCTATCCAGACTACGCTCAATGGATTAAGGATAGCGAAGAGGACTATGAGGATACGGGATATATAAAGCTTGCAGACGGTTGGACGATGTTCGGGGATAACGACAATCTACGTTCAGCAGTTAATATGCCGATTCAGGGAATGGGTTCAGTCATCCTTAGAAAGGCTATTCAATTATGTCAAGATAGAGGGCTTACGGTCATCTTACCTCTCCATGATGCAGCTTATATCGAGCTTGATTTAGACGACTCCTTAGATAGTAACCTGTTGACATTTTCTAGATGTATGCGAGAAGCCTTTGGACATTACTTTAAGGGTCCTTTAAAGGATCAGGCATTGGAGCTTATTCGTATGGATGGCAACATATGGGGTCCAGGTATGGAGGCGCACGGTTCTAGGACCATTGATCAGGTCTTTTATAAAGCGCAGGATTTATATATTGACAGCAGGAGTGAGCAAGAATATAAACAGTTTTCAAAATATTTCAATAACGAAGTATGAATTAAGAACGTAAGAATTACGAAAGGAAGAATTATGAAATTTAGATCAATGACGAACAAGAAAGTTTATGACTACAAAGAGTGTGAAGAAGGTCAAATTTTAGTACAAGGTAAGTACCTTGGACCTACTGAGAACACTATGTTCGGTGGGAACAATTATAACTACGCGCCACTTGATGACAGTAAGACTGTTATGCTTTGGGGAGCAGGTCACTTAGCTTTTCAGATGGATGCCATAGAGGTTGGAACAACTGTACAAGTTACGTATATGGGTGTAGAGACTTTAGAGAAAGGTCAGTTCAAAGGTAAGCCGTCACATCAATTTGACGTTGCCGTTGCTGAAGCTGAGGAACTAGAAGCTCCTGCGCCAAAAGAAACAACTGAGAATGCTAAAGGTGTTGATGTTGAAGGATTAGATTAAATAAACTGCCTCCTGAAAGGGAGGCTTTATAACTAACCTTCAAAGGAAATCGCCATGACTGACAAGAAGCCAAGTACGCAGCTCTCTTATTCAAGTGCTACACTATTAAAAAATTGCCAACAAAAATATTACTATCATAAAGTAGATACTACCGTTGAGAAAGATCCCGACTACGAGAATAACGAAACAGCTTTTAATGTAGGTAAAGCTTTCCACGAGGTAATGGAACTTAATAACCATACCGAGGAAGACCTCGAAGGGCTTCTAGATCAAGCTTGCATCGATTACGATGTAGAGGATCACAAGGCTATGCTTCACGCTATGCTTTTAAGATATCTACAAGTACATAAAAAGTCAGGCTTAACCGCTCATACTTGTGAGTTCACTTTATCTAATGAGCACTTCATTGGATTCATAGATATTATCTTGGTGGACGAAGAGGGTAATTGGTGGATAGGGGATCTAAAGACAGCCGCCCGTTACAGTGAAATAACAACTGCTAGATTGCCGATGGACACGCAGCTTAACCTCTATACTTCTTTCTATAAGCAGATAGCAGGGGTACTTGAACTGGATGTTAAGAAGTTTAAGGGGTCCCGTTATAGAGTGACTACTAAGTATAAACTTAAACGTAAACTCAAAGAAGGATATTATGATTTCGTTAAGCGACTAGCTAAGGGGATCAAGAGTTACGACATTGCAATTCCATTAGAGGAAATGGACCCCGATGGATTCTATGCGGATCATATGGAGCTCCATAAACTGTCTATGGAATTTAGATCAGGTAAAGCTATACCTAAGAGGAATAGATCCTATTGTGATTCATACTTCAGACCTTGCGAGTTTTGGAGCCAGTGCCATGCTAAGACTTACTCTGAAAGTGGGAAGCTTGAAGTGTTTAAGAGCAACAATGCTTAAATTATATCCTTTTCAAGAAACAGGAGTTCAATTCCTTTTGAGGACTCCGTGGGCTATACTTGGCGACTCAATGGGTTTAGGCAAAACGGTACAAGCTATTGAGTTAGTTAATCGATCCCCAGGTTCCACGCTAGTAGTATGTCCAGCATTTCTTAAAGGAAACTGGACAAGGGAGATAGAGAAATTTGCCAAAGACCCTTCTCTATTCACCGTCATAAGTTACTCGAAATTAAAAAACCTCAATACAAGATATGACAACACCTTAGTAGATGAGTGTCACTATTTAAAGAACCCCGATGCCCAGAGAACAAATCACTTCTTCCACCTAGTAACAGATTTCCCTCCTAAGAGATTGGTTCTGATGTCTGGAACCCCTATCAAGAACAGGGTCGGTGAGTTTTGGAGTTTGTTGTATTTGGTCGGAGCGATTAAAATCGATTATTGGGACTTTTGTAAACGATTCAGCAACCTTGAGAAATTCCGTATTGGAAACAGGAATGTTACTCGGTTCACGGGACATAGAAATGTTCCTGAACTAAAGAAGATTCTTTCAAAGTGCTACCTTAGAAGGAAAGCTTCCGAGGTTTTAGACTTACCCCCAATCACTAGGGTTGACGTGGAACTTGAACCTGACTTCGTAGATAAAGATTTACTGCAAGCGTGGAATGAAGAGAGTCCTGCGTTCGCATCAATGAAGAAACACTCGGCACTTATAAAGGCTTCCCATACTGCGAAGTATGTTAAGGATATCCTTGAACAGGGCGAGGGTCCCGTGGTCATTTTCACCGACCACATTGAACCGACAATGGAGATTAGCGATATCTTAAAAAGCTATAAGGTTGGATCTATTACAGGTGCGACCTCCATGCCGATAAGAGATCAGATTGTCACATCGTTTCAAGACAAGAAGCTTGACGTTATTGTCGCCACTACAGGCTCCCTTTCGGTAGGGGTCACGCTGACAGCCGCAAGGCATTTGGTGTTTAATGATCTTCCCTTTGTCCCTGGAGATTTACTACAGGCTGAGAAACGAATACACCGCATAAGTCAAGACCGCCCGTGCGTTGTTCATAGAGTTTTCTATGGTAAAATCGACGCTCATATTGGGAAGACATTATCTAAGAAGATATCCACGCTAAAGGAAGTACTATGATATTTTGCCGAAAACCTGCTCCTGGTTATGGAGAAGGGGAAGCCATTAAACTTAAATGGGGGTTTATTATTCCTCACACTCCTAAGGCTCAGGGGGCAATGAGTTGGGACGATAAATACAGCGAGTTTGTATATGCTTCTATTATGTTACGTCAGATGGATGCTTACTCAGCTACCCGCATCAATGGTATTGATGGCGCTGCCAAGGAGCTCTTAAGACTTGGACGTAATGCCAGTATAGAACCTCACTTTAATGCTTTTAATGGATTCGCCAAAGGCGCAATGATTCTTGTATTGAAAGGAGATACTTATTCTAAGATGCAAGCCGAACTTATACTAGATCAGTTCGCAGGAAAGTTTCCCGATAGAAGAATACGCGGGGTAAAGGAAGTTTGGAAGCACGACAGGGGTTATAAGAACTTATACCTTGCTAAGAAGCACGGGATGCAAGCCGCTCTTTTAACAGAGCTATTCTTTGGTGACAGTCCGAGTGACTGGTTGCCTGTAGAGGATCAAGCAAACTTCTGGACAAATACCGTACTCTAGGGATCAAGATTTACTTAGTGAGTCGTGTCAATCATTCCGTGTACATATAACCTTTATGTCAAAGAGGTTTTATGTCCATAACACGAACAATGATTATCAATGATATACATCGCCCGTTTCACGACCCCCGTTCTCTTGACCTAGTATTAAACATCTTAGAAGATTTAAAGCTTGATAGACTTATTATCAATGGAGATCTAGTTGATTTTTATAACGTCAATATGCACGGACCTAAGCACCCTAACATCAGTACAACTTTACAAGATGAGTTAGACGATACTAGGGACTTCCTAATTGATCTTCGAGAAAGGTTTCCTGACATAGAGATAGTTCTCAATGCAGGAAATCATATGAATAGGCTCGATAGATTTATCTTAAAACACTCCAAACCCTTTTGGAATGTTGTCACCCCAGAAAACCACTTCAATCTTGAATCACTTGATATAGAGTATCACCCGTATCAATATAAATATAGATTGGAGGATACAGAGTGTTACCTCCAGCACTCTCCTCCAAGCTATACCGCTGCTAAGGCTTGTCTGGGAAAGAAGATAGACCAAACTTATATTTATGGATGTACTCACAGAGAAGAGAAAGCTTGTACAACAGGTGCATCAGGAAAGATATATGCTGCTTACTTTAATGGCTGGTTAGGTAGTACGGATCTAACTCCAGAACACGCTGAGGTATTTTCCTACACCAAGGGACATGAGAATTGGCAGCAATGTTTTATCATTGCAACTGTTAAAGATAGAACAGAGTTTCACATCAATCAATACAGCATACGAGATCACAAGGTATGCGTAGACGGGTATCTATATGAAGGTTAAGTACAATATACCAAAGTCTTTTAAAATGGGTGGGCATACGGTTAAGGTCGAACTCTTAAAGGATATAGAAATTCCTGGAGCCGTCGGCATTTGTTATTATAACCGTAACCTGATAAGAGTCCAGACTCACGAAGGTCAAGTTCCAATGCCAGTCTCCAAGGTTGAGCAAATCTATTGGCATGAGTTCAGCCATTACTTGTTAGACCATTGTAAGTTTGAAGATCTTTCAATGAATGAGCATCTTGTAGATTTAATGGGTGAATGTATGCAGCAAACTTTTGAGAAGGTCACATGGAACTCCTAGAGCTTTTTATCTATATTACTAATAATACTGCGCCAATCTTTCAAGTTTTTATCACATACTTTATTTTGGATGCACGTTTTTAAGATATAGGTCTTAAGGTCAACCCAAGATTCTACAGGAATGTGGATCATTCTCATCTTATGCTCGAACCAAGTCTTCCCTTTCCACGGAGATTCATCGCTAATGATAAAGGTTTTATTTTCCATGGTGTAACTACACGTTCCCTTTGAAGGGGTTAACGGGAAACACGCTACGATATTAGGCGGCTTAGTGGCGCAAGAGTTAAGAAGTAAAACTAATAAGAGTATTGAAGGATTTAATGACTTCCTTTTGCGTTCTCTCTTTCTCCTCATGTGACCCGCCTTTTTGTGAGTTAATGTATTTCTCGATCGCCTTGGAGAAGGCTTTCCCTTGTTTCCCAACTCGTACATCCGTGTACACTAGGATGATCCCTAGCTCAGTATAGTTAAATAGAAATGTGATAAATTTTTCTAACATAAGGCTGAAGAGATATCCCCAGGGACCGTACGCTAGAAAGGGCACCTTCGCTACTATCTTAACGAAAGCAGAAGAGGAAACGCGCTCGATCAGTATCGATTTAAGCGCGCCTGTATACTCTTCATGTTTAATCATTATTTGATTATTTTAGTAGATACTTCTGAGAATGCTTCAGCAAGATCAACAGTAAGCTCTAAAAGCTTTTCGCCGTCCTTATCAGTATCAAGCATGATCACTAGTTTAGTAAGTTCAAACTTAACCTCTGCTACTTTAACACCTTCA